GAGGGTAGGTAACCACGCCCCGGACATTTTTCCATGCACGAGCATTTTTCGGGGTCGTGGGGGTGTGGGACGTGCGGCCACTGGCGGGGTGCTGATTAAAAAACACGCGTAGAGGCCGTTGTGTGCGCACACAATTCAACGCCAGCGGCTTTGGTGGGTGGTTGTTCCACCCGCCTCTCCGCCGTTCCGTGATGCGCAATTATGGCGGTTTTTCACGAATTTCGGCTGAAAGTTGCGCAATCTTCTAAATTTTTAGTATATTTGCAACGATGCGCAGAATGTACTCCACCGACGCCGACTACCGCCGCATGCTCGCCTCGAGGAGGTGGCGGCAGCTCAGGGCGTGGAAGCTCGGGGCCGACCCCTGCTGCGAGCGATGCCTCCTCGCCGGTCTCTACGTCCCGGCCACCGAGGTGCACCACAAGACGCCCGCCATGTCGGCCACCGGCACGAGGCGCGAGCAGCTGATGTTCGACCGCCTCAACCTCGAATCGCTGTGTCATGACTGCCATGTGGCGGCGCACAGGACGATGGACCAGAACAGCCCGGAGACGGCAGCCGACCGCCGCCGCGCCGAGCTGGCAGACTTCAAGGAACGCTTCGGATTGTGACGTTTCGGATTGTAAAAATTAATTAACTTAAAGATGTGCAAGACCACAGACATTGAGAGGCGCGCCGAGCTGAAGGCCGCATTCTTGGAGGCACTCAACGGCACGATGGGGCTTGTGATGGCCGCTTGCGACAAGGTAGGCGTCCATCGCAACACCATCCTGTCGTGGCGCAAGGCAGACCCGGAGTTCGACGCAGCCGTCACCGACGTGCAGGAGCGTCAAGTCGATTATGTAGAGAACAACCTTCTCCGCCTCATTCAGGACGGCGACACCTCCGCCACCATCTTCTACCTGAAGACGAAGGGCAAGAAGAGGGGCTACAGCGAGAAGGCGACGCCGGAGCCGGAGTCCACTGTGGCGTCGGATGTCGCCCGCGAGTTCTCCGCCGCCGCCAACGCGAGGATGGAGGCCGTGAAGGAGCAGATCACCAACCTGCTCAAGGACGAGGGCAAGTACACCGCCGAGCTGACGATGCAGATAACGCTCACCGCGAGGCTGATGACACGGACGCAGGACCTCTTCGAGGAGATGAGCTCCCCCGGCTACCAGCAGGTGCTTGTCGAGTATTCGCGCGAGGGCAATAGGCGCGAGAGCGTAAACCCGAAGGAGAAGCTCTACATGGACTACGTGAGGGAGACGCAGCGCGCCTTGAAGGCCCTCGGCATGAACACCGACAGCAAGGAGCGCAAGAGCGACGGCGACGATTTCGGGGATTTCATGCGTTCGATGGTCGAGCCGACGGGCGACCCCTCCGGCAAAGAGTGACATAGCCGATGACGGAGACGGAGAAACAGAGCCGCCGCGAGTTGAAGGCGGCAACGTGGGAGTGGCTGTCCTCCAACATTGACCGGCTGGAGGACGGCCATCGCTCCGTGCTCGACACCGACGAGCGGCTTGGCCGGTACATTAGGCAGGTTGTCGGCAACCCCGACGGGCACAACCTCTACGAGGGGCTTGCCGTCCGCCGCTTCTTCGACCTTCTCGACCGATACGCGTGGGACGCCGAAGCAGTCCGGCACTTCATCCGCTTCTACGAGACCGTCAAGTTCAGCGGCGTGAACGGGAGGCAGCGTTACAAGATGACCCCCGTGCAGGTGTTCCAGTCCGCCAGCCTCTTCGGCCACCGGCGACCAGACGGGCGGAGGCTCATCCGCACCGCCTACCTGTTCGTCCCCCGCAAGTTCAGCAAGACCACCTTCGCCGCCGCCCTCGCCGCCTACGACATCCTCTTCGGCGACAGCAACGCCCAGGCATACGTCGCCGCCAACAGCTACAACCAAGCCAAGATATGCTTCGACGAGATTCGGGAGGTCATGCGCGGCCTCGACCGCAAGGAGAAGCACTTCCGCATCAACCGCGAGGCCATCTTCTTCCGCAACGGCGAGCGCGGCAGCCTCGCCCGCTGCCTGTCCTCGTCGCCCAAGTCGCTCGACGGCCTCAACGCCTCGCTGGTCATCATGGACGAGTACTCCCAGGCGAGGGACACGGCGACCAAGAGCGGGGCGGACCTCAAGAACGTGCTCACCTCGTCGATGGGCGTCAGGCGCAACCCGCAGACCATCATCATCACCACCGCCAGCGACGTGCTCGACGGCCCCTGCTACAAGGAGCTGGAGGGAGCCAAGGCCGTGCTCAGGGGCGAGATGGAGAGCGACACCCTCTTCGCCCACCTCTTCATGCCCGATGTCGATGACGAGGAGGACGACCCGCGCACGTGGGCGAAGGTGCAGCCCCACCTCGGCGTGACGGTGCAGGCCGACTACTACGAAATGGCTTGGGAGGACGCCAAGCTGTCGCACGACGACCGCCTCGCGTTCCGCACGAAGCTGCTCAACATCTTCGCCGTGAACGAGAAGGGCGGCTGGCTTCCTGAGCGCATCGTCAAGCCGCTGCTCGGAGGCTTCGACATCGACACGCTGGCGGGCAGGCCGCCGTGCGCCGTGGCCTTCGACCTCAGCGTCCACGATGACTTCAGCGCGGTGGCCTACACCGTGTGGGAAGCCACATCGAAGCGGTTTCTCAGCCATGTGGACTACTACTTCCCCGAGGGCGCACTTAAGGGCCACCCCAACGAGCAGCTATACAGGGCGTGGGTGGATGCCGGCCACCTCAACCTGTGCAAGGGCGAGAAGATAGACTGCCGCCTCATCGCCCAGCACATCATCAAGAGGGCGAAGACGCTGCACATCGTGGCCATCGGCTACGACGCCTACAAGGCACAGGAACTGCGGAACATCCTCGCCAACACGGGAGGGAGCGAGACGCTTCACCCCTACAGCCAGACCAACGGCTCCTTCAACCTCCCCGTGGAGAGCTTCGAGAGCCTCGTCTATGACAGCCCGCCGAAGATACGGCTCAACGACAACCCCATCAACTCCTTCTGCTTCGGCAACTGCGTCATCGACGAGGACGGCATGGGCAACAAGAAGCCGTACAAGGCCGCGCCCAACAGGAAGATAGACGGGGCCATCTGCGTGCTGATGACCATCGGCATGCTCTACACCCACAAGCACTGACTTTTTTCGTCCCGCCAACATTTTTTAACGCTATTTGTGCAATCGTTTGCGCAAAATTTCGTATCTTTGCGTATTGAAAGGTTAATTAACTCAAAGATGCTGACTTAATGGAATTTTGGGCACGACTATTCGGGCGGAGAGCTCAGGAGAGAGAGGCAGGAACGGAGACCCCCGCTCCCGCCGAATCGTCAGCCGCCGCCCCATCGGGAGCCACCCCCCAAGCAGCCATCGCCGTCAGCGTCGGACCACGCTGCAACAAACCCTACCACATAGTCCCCTCCAACGACCTTGCCCTGGCCGTCGCCGCCGTCTATCGGTGCGTCGATGTCCTGAGCAGTTCGGTGGCATCCCTCACCTTCCGCTACCTGCGGCTCAAGGACGGGTGCTTCGTGGAGGAGACGGCGAGCGGCGTCAACTACCTGCTATCCGTGCAGCCACAGCCTGAGATGTCCGCCATGGACTTCTGGTCGCTTGCCGTGACGCAGATGCTGCTCGACGGCAACGCCTACATCTACCCCCGCTACATCATGGGCGAGCTGACCGACCTCGTGCTGTGCCGTGGTGTGGCGCACGACGGCATCAACGGCCTCTACCGCATCCACGACCAGTGGAGCGGCGTGAGCGGCATGTTCCCCGAGGAGGCTGTCATCCACCTGTACCTCCACACGAGGGACGGCAGGCACGGCATCAGCGTGCTGGAGCACGCCCGCCAGACGCTCGGCATAGCGACCACCGCCAACGACGAGACGGAGAGCCGCTTCGGCAACGGCGGCATGCCCCGCGGGTTGGTGACCAACGACCGCGACGGGCGCGTGGGCTTCGGCGAGTATGACGACGGCGAGTTGCGCAACACCGCCGTCGATGTGGCCGACCAGCTCAGGGTGAACGGCATCGCCGCCCTTCCCGGCCAGGCTGGCTTCGTGCCGCTTACGATGTCGAGCAGCGACATGCAGTTCCTCGAGACCCGCAAGTTCACGGTGCGCGAGATATGCCGCTTCTTCGGCGTCCATCCCTCGTTCGTGTTCGACGACGGCAGTGCCAACTACAAGAGCGCGGAGATGGCCAACGTGGCCTTCCTCTCCATGACATTGAACCCGATTTTACGCCGCATAGAGAACGAGTTCACGCGCAAGCTCGTGCGCCAGCAGGACGCACACAGGCGCAAGTTCGAGTTCGACCGCAGCGGCATCTACTCCCTCGACCTCATCACGAAGGCCGACTACTACATGAGGCAGCTCTCCACGGGAGCCTTCACGGTGAACAACATCCGCCACTTCGAGAACCTCCCGCCGGTGTCCGGTGGCGACATGCTCTTTGTCTCGGCCAACCTCAAGCCGCTGACGGAGGCGGGCGTCCAAGTCGAGCCGCCGCAGCCGGGAGCCGCCCCTCAGAACATAAACTCAACAGAAGACAATGGAAACTAACACAGACATCCGCCGCTCCGTCTTCATCCCCGAAGGGGTGCAGGTGCGCGCGTCAGAGACGGAGGGAGAGCCCAGCCGCGTGATTGAGGGTTACGCCCTCAAGTTCGGCGTCCGCTCCCGCCTTCTCGTTGACCGCAAGATGCGCGAGATATACTACGAGGTGCTGGAGCCGGGGTGCGTCACCCGCGAGATGCTTGACAATAGCGATATCCGCCTGACGCTCTTCCACGACCAGAAAATCATCCTCGCAAGGAGCAAGAACGGCGCGGGAACCTTGGAGTACGAGGTGGACGAGACGGGCGTGAAGTTCCGCGCCACGATGCCCAACACGGTGTATGGCGACAACGCCCTGTCGATGGTCTCCCGCGGCGACGTGGACGGTTGCTCGTTCATCTACTCCACGCGCGAGCAAGACCCCGCCTGTGTCACCTACGAGCGCAGCACCGAGGAAGGCGAGGACATACGCCTGCGGCACGTCCACGACATCAAGCGCGTGTACGACTTCACCCTCACCCCCAGCCCTGCCTACGAGCAGACGGAAGTCTATCAGCGCGACATGGAGGAGATGGCGAGCCGCGAGCAGCCACCAGCCGACGAAGACCCCGGAGCGCACAAGCGCGAGACCCTCGCCCGCTTCCGCGAAGCGATGAAGCGGAGACTATGACATCAGAAACCATCCATAATTAATTAACTCAATTTCATAAACCATGGCAAAGAACAAGTTCGATTGGACCGCAGCTCACAAGAGAAGCGAGGAAATCCAAGCCCGCCTCAACGAGCTCGCCGAAGGCCTCGAGGCCGACCAGTCAAGGAGTGACTTCACTCCCGAAGAGCTCGCCGAGCAGAAAGCCCTGCTCCGTGAGCAGACCATTCTCGACGCGAAGATGCGCGCCGCCACCGTCATCATCAACTACGACCACCCGGAGGACACCCCCTCCGTCGAGGCTCAGATACGCGAGGCCGTCAACCACGGCGAGCGTTTCGAGGTGAAGATTGGCCGCGGCGTGATGCAGCAGCGCACATGGGGTGTTGACAGCAACTGGGGCGGTGCAGCCTCCGGCTATGCCAACCCCGCCGCATCCACCAACCCCGCTCCCGTCACCATCGGCGACATCGTGGAGCCCCTCTATCCCAACATCATCCTCTCAGCCGTCGGCGCACCCCTGCTCACCGGCCTGAAGGGCAACTACATGTGGCCTGTCGTGGAAGCCTTCCACGCCACCATCAAC